CTACGACCAGAGGTGGGCCATAACGGAAGCGGCCTCCCGCTGTTTCGCTGGCAATACATGCGAATACACGTTCAGTGTCATGGCGGCGTTCTTGTGGCCCAATCTGGCGGCGATTGTCTTAATGTCTACCTTACCGCTGGCCAGTAGGTGTGTGGCGTGGGTGTGGCGCATATCATGCAGACGAACGTGATCCAGGCCGACCTGGCCACGGAATTTTATCCACCAGTTCTGCACTGTAGACGGGACCGTTATCCCACCGGTGGGACCGGTAAACACCTTGTTGCTGGTCCCTTTCCATTTGTTAGCCAACTGTAAGCGCCTTTCATTCTGTCTTGCCTTATGTCGTTTGAGTATGGCCAGCAGGTGGCCGTCAATGGTTATCTTGCGGATACTGCTTTTTGTTTTTGGTGGCTTAATGACTATCTCTTTACCAACGCGCTGGACGGTTTTGTTAACAAATATGACTTCATTCTCAAAGTCTATATCTTCCCATGTCAACGCTAGTGCTTCACCAATACGAAGGCCGGTAGAAACGAGCAGAAGCAAAAGGACGTACTTTTGAAAAGATTTACCTTGCTTTAACGTGGTAAGGGTTTGTTTTATTTGCTCCTCGGTCAGTATGTGCATTTCCTGCTCCTGTTTCTCTGTGGCCCGGGGCGCTGATATATTTTCGGCAGGATTCCGGGGTAGAAGGCCCCACTGAACCGCCTTCTTTAAAGCGGCTTTGACTATCTTTAAGTCGTACTTCACCATTTCAGGCGATAAAGGCTTGTCCGCTTTCAGGTGGCCGGCGCGGATAATTTCATCCACAAAACCCTGGATGTGCATTGGGGTTAACTTTTCAAGCGGTATATGGCCGAGAATTGGTTTAATCCGGTTTTCAATCTCCCTCTGGTAGCGATGGGCCGACATGGGCGAGAGTTTTTCCCGGGTGTGGGAGGGCAGCCACTTGTCCAGGTATTGGCTAAAAGTTAGCTTTACTGGTTCTATAAAAATACCGGTATCTAATTCATGCAGGATTCGGTTTAGTTCTTTTTCGGCTTCTTTCTTGCCGCTAAATGTTTTAGTAAGACGTTTTCTATTACCTTCTGCGGTCCTGCCTGTATCAACAATGATCCGGTACGAGTTGCCACGTTTTTGTACATACCCCCTTGCCAATGGTTAGCCCTCCTTGGATTTCTTTTTCTTAACCCTTTGTCTTCTTGATACTTCTGCCTTAGCACAAGCTGTAGAACAATAAATTGACGCTTTTCTTCCCGGTATATAAGTTGTTTTGCACTTTGCGCATATTTGCGGAGGGCGTATTCCCGCCATATCCATATGAAGCATGAAGTAGATTGTATCTATCAATGAACTAAATTCGAACCTGTGGGTATATACAACTTTTTCGTCATTTTTTATAAACTGAGCAATTGGTCGAACCCGGCTAATTTTTGCATTCATAAGAGAAGTCAACAAAGAATAGGCATGCCCGTTTAGAATAAAATGTTTTGTTTCTATGCTATCACGTGGGGTGGTCATTGCGCTACCAGGGGCTAGCATGTCTAGAGATTCAGTTATTGCAACCAGATCAACTTTCATGGTGCCATGGTGCAGTTTGATTATGTTCTGAACAGTAGAGATTTCACTTCTGAACAACTCTATTGGTTCGGATAGATAGTCCCAAAAACATGGGTCAGATAATGGCCGGGGATGCATGCCTGATGGCTGCAAAGGGTATTGGGGGAAATATTTTTCAACTTCATTGGTTGTTGGGTTTTCCCAAAAATATAAGCCTAATAGCCCATATTTGTTTACAAAACTTTCTATTTGCTTATCGTCGTTTAAATCAAGGTTTGCAAATTCTAAATATAAAATTCCTTTCGTCTGTCTCTTATCGTCAGACGGTTTTATGTGGCTCTTATGGTAGGTGAATGGATCATATTCCTCTAAGCGGCTACCTGCTATGGGTTTGATATAACCATCCTCAATATAGTACCGGCGTTTTACCCAGCGGGCAGTCCAAAAAGAATTATTACTCCTTTTAGACAAAAATATCCCTCCTTATAAAAGTAGCATGAAAATAGTATTTACATACAACTAATAACATACTAAAGTAATTATAATACCAACAATAATAAAAAGCAATTGGGGGTAGTGCAAAATGGTAAAAGCAAATCCAGACGTTCGTTCTGCTATTAAAAAAGCTGGCCTTTTTCAATGGCAAGTTGCGGACTGTTTCGGGCTGCATGATACAAACTTTTCACGTTTACTGCGCAAGGAACTGCCACCGGAAAAGAAAGAGCGGATTTTCAAGATAATTGAGGAATTGAGGGAGGCTCAATAAATGGACCACTTGCAACAGCTCCGAGAACAAGTCAAAAACGGCGTGCAGCTCCTGGATGCGGCGGAGGCCGTGGAGTTTCTCGGTGGGAAGTTTTCGCGTTGGACTTTGTACGACCTGGTACGAAAGAAGAAAATACCACATGTGAAAGTAGCAAGCCGTGTCTACTTTAGACCGGAATCATTGATTAAATGGCTGGCCGAGCTGGAGGCTGTCAGCATGGCAATGTTGGAAACAACAGTGGATAACGGGAAAATACGGAGACTGAAATAATAAAGTAGAACGCCCGTGCGAAGTCACGGGCAGGCGGTGGTTATATGCTCAAATTGTTCAGCAAAATTTTATCTCTTTTCAAGCGCAAGAGTAAGCCGCAATTTGCAGATTTCATAATAAATCACAGTGAGCAGTTACGTTGCATTGCCGAGCTGCCGGATTTTCCGCATAGCGCGGATTACCGCGACTTTAAATATTTTGTTAACGTTAACAAACTGCCGCCGGAAATTTGTATTTGCTTAGAAGAATTGCACGATGAATTTCATCTGCGAAAAGGACGGATGTAGCATGGCGCGTCCAACCAAAGAGGGAATGGATTACTTCCCACATGATACTGACGCTGTAAATGACGAAAAAATAGAGGCACTTACTTTGCTCTACGGGGCAAAGGGTTATGCGTTTTATTTTATTCTGCTTGAAAGAATCTACCGTACTGCGGATTTTGAGTTAAACATTTCTGACGCAGAAACAGGGGAAGAAATTAAACTGATACTTTCCAAAAAAATCGCAATTACGGTTGAAGAATTCGATAAGATACTTTGTACTGCATTAAAGTGGGGTTGTTTTGATAGAGACGCATACGAAAAAAGAGGGGTTTTAACCAGTAGAGGGATCAAAAAAAGGGCCAGGGTAGTTATAGAAAAGCGAGAAAAAATGCGGGCTAAGTACCAACAGGACAAGCATAAAGTTTCTGACGCAGAAACAGGGGAAGAAACCGGGGTAGAAACGCCACAAAGTAAAGAAAAGAAAAGTAAAGTAAATAATATATATAGTTCCGCTGTAAATTACCTAAACCAAAAAGCAGGTACTAATTATCGACATACAAGTAAGGCAACCCAACGTCTTATTAACGCAAGATTGAACGAAGGATTCACGGAGGCTGACTTCATCACGGTCATAGACAAAAAGGTGGCCGAGTGGAGAAACACCGATATGGCGAAATATTTGCGGCCTGAAACATTGTTCGGCACCAAGTTTGAGTCATATCTCAATCAATCAGTTAGCGGATCTAATGGTAATGGCAGCAATAGCCACCCGGATGGTTTTGAGGTGATACGGTGATAATCCCTACAGATTTTGCCAATAAATACTTGCAGCCATATAAAGTAAGCGGTAACGAGATAATCCCGGTTTATTGCCCGTTTTGCCATGGCGGGAACAGTAAAGATAAACACACCTTTGCTATGAATGCGGAAACAGGGACATATAATTGCAAACGCGGCTCCTGTGGCGTGAGTGGGACATTTAAACAACTACTTCAGGAGTTTGGGGAACAGATCGAAACTGCTGCTTATTACCGGCGGCCAAGGAAACACTATAAATCCCCCACCACAAAGCCGGAAACCCCTAAGGAAAAGGTGGTAGCATACCTCAAAAAGCGTGGCTTCTCCCCTGCCACATGGGAACGGCGGGGCGTTGGTGAGTATAAGGGTGCCATTGCTATGCCTTATTTTGAGAATGGCAAACTGGTGCTGATGAAATTCCGCCCGGCACATAAACCAGGGCCGAAGGAAAAGAAGGGCTGGCGCGAGGAAGGCGGCAAGGCTGTTTTTTGGGGAATGGACCTTTGTGGTACGGACAAGCCCCTGGTGGTTTGCGAAGGGGAAATGGATGCCCTAGCACTTGACGAGGCGGGCATTGAAAACGTGGTGAGTGTCCCCAACGGGGCTGAAGATTTAACTTGTGTGGAAAATTGCTGGGAATGGCTTGATAAGTTTAAGCGCGTTGTGGTTTGGGTGGACAATGACGAACCGGGCCAGAAGCTGGAGCGCAATCTAATCCAACGCCTGGGTGCCTGGCGATGCAATGTGGTCCGGCATAATTGCAAGGACGCTAACGAGGCACTGTTACTCCACGGCAAACAAGCAGTTATAAATGCCGTGGCTGGAGCGGTTGAGGTACCTATGGAGGGCCTTATACCGCTGGCTGATGTTCCGCTGCTTGATTACCGGGACGTGGTACGGGTGCGATCCGGCATAAAAGGCATAGATAAAGTAATTGGCGGCTTTATGATGGGCGAATTGTCCGTTTGGACCGGTATTAATAGCAGCGGCAAAAGCACACTCCTGGGGCAGCTGCTCCTTGAGGCTATCGACCAAGGTTTTGGGGTATGTGCCTACTCTGGTGAACTTCCCGCCCGGGTGTTTAGATATTGGATTGACCTACAGGCAGCCGGGCCGCTATACCTGAAAAAGCGCTATGACGAAATACGTGAACGAGATGCCCCCCATGTTAACCCTAACGTGGCAAAGAAAATTCGCGCCTGGTACCGGGACAAGTTTTTCTTGTATGACAGTTTCGGTGCGGCAAAGGACAGTAAGATTATCGAAGTATTTGCATATGCAGCTATGCGTTACGGCTGCAAGGTGTTTATGGTGGACAACCTTATGACCACGGTATTTTCGGACAGTGACCGGGACTTCTACCGGCAGCAAAGCAACTTTATTGGTCAGCTAAAAGATTTTGCAAACCGGTATGACGTGCACGTGCACGTAGTAGCGCACCCGCGAAAAACAAGCGGCAGACTAACAAAAATGGATGTTTCCGGGAGCGGTGATATTACCAATCGGGCAGATAATGTGTTCAGCGTTCACCGGTGTAACAAGGAAGAAGAGCAAAGCCATGGCTGTAACACTATGGTGGACATATTCAAAAACCGGTTTTCCGGTCGGCAGGATGTGTCGGTGCAGTTACTGTTTAACGACAATTGCAAACGGTTTTGTATGGCCGGAGACCCTGGAGGTATAGATAAAAAATACGGCTGGATAGAAATTCAGGGGGGTGACTACAGCCTTGAAGATTTCAGAACTGATTGAAAAACTGTCTAACCTGGGAATCAAGGTTTATATTGGCAAACCGGGGGAAGTACGGCTGAATGTGCCTAACCCATTGCCTATCGGTGCCCATTCCCTGCTGGCCGAACTAAAACAGCATAAGGCTGAAGCTATTGAATACTTGTCATGGGACGAAGCCAAAGCCCTGGTCATGTTGCAGGAAGCCCTGGGCCGGATTAAACAACGTTATCTAGCTGGTGCGCTGCCGTGGGCGGCGGAGCATAGCCTGGATTGTTACCGGACGCTACAGGAGGCCGAAGCCCGCGTTAATCTAACACACCAGGCACAGGATATGGCTGGCTGCCGTGTTGCTCTGGGTGATTACGAACGGGCATTTAATGAGTTAATTGAGGAATACAACCGACAGCGGATATTAACTACTGAGGAGTCCATTGCGGCGTTTGGCTATACTCGGGTATGGGAGTTGCCCTTGCATAAGGCAGTGGTGCTTGACGCGGCATTCGCGAAGGAGGGAACACGGTGGCGGTAAGGCGGTACATAAGAATACAAATGCCCAAGTGCATATTGGTGCTCACTACCCGGGAGCTGGAACAACTGCTAGCCCGTGACCCAGAGCTATGGGCCGAGGCTATACGGCGGGGTAAAGGAGTGCGGCGGGCAGAAGCTATGAAGGCCAGGGAATTTAAAGTATTGGGACGGTGATGCAGCGAAAGTTACTATGGAAAAAAAAGAAGTACCAGATTACTTGTACCCATGATGAACTGCTGGCCATTGTTAACGGCCTTGGAGCTAGGGCGCAATTAATCAGGGAGATTAATTCTATTATTTTAGATGAGTGCGACAAAAAGAAACAAAAGGGATTAGAGAAGTTGCATAGGACTCTTGCGGAAGCCTTGCCACCTGATGTATGGAGCGGGAAAAAATAACGGGTCCTTCTGGGGAACTAAGGCTTATGCGGGTCTGCGAACTCCCGAAATTTGGCTAGTCACAAGAGAAATTTTTTCGATTTCTTTCCACTTGTATACGCAAGAAACCCTTATAAATCAACGATTTAATCTTTTAAAAACAAACGAAAGGAGGGAAAATACCATGTCTGACTTAGCAGAGAAACATTTTCAGCGAATCGGTGAGTTAATGAAGCAGTACCAAGGCCTGTTGGACAAACACCGTAAGCAAGAGCTAACCGAATCTGAAATGTTGGCTCAGGCATTCCCCTTGCTGGTTGAGATGCTGGATATTTTTAATGATTTAACTATAGCAACGCAGCAAATTATGGATGCACAATTCCAGGAAATTAGCGAGTTGCAGGACCTGGTGCATACTTTAACCGCCGAATCCAATTTGCAACAGATGTTCATAAACCGTATGGGACTGCGCAGTAAATATCGCAGTTTTCTTGCTGATAAAAATGGCAGGGATAAGTGGAAATTTAAGAAGGAAAGGAGGGTATAAATTTTGGCTAGTAGGTTATACGAAATCGCATTTCAGTTAGCAGGTCGCATAAGCTCATCACTGCCTAACGCTTTTAGAACTACTGGTGACCGTATGCGCCAGCTTAACCAACGTACAAACTCAGTACGTGCAGCATTGCGTCAGCTTGAACGTGACCAGCGTGCCGGTACTATCACCGCTGAACAATATGCCCGGCAGCATGAGCGATTGACCAGGCAACTACGTGATGCAGAACGTTCACAGCAAAGATTTTCAAGGACTATTGATCTACAAAATAGAGCGAATGCTTTTCGCGATCGCGCCAGGGCCAATATGATGGACGCTGCGGCTATGGCCGTGGCATTGGGAGCCCCCGTTGCTGTGGCTATAAAGTTTGAATCGGCAATGGCAGACGTTAAGAAGGTTGTTGAATTTGATGCGCCACAACAATTCAAGGAAATGGAAAAGGACATTCTTGCCCTCTCCAAAAGAATCCCCATGGCTGCCGAGGGCCTGGCGCAAATAGTGGCATCTGGTGGACAAGCTGGCTTGGCTCGGGAGGAGTTAACGCAATTTGCCGAGGCTGCAGCTAAAATGGGCGTGGCTTTCGATATTGCGGCGGAAGATGCCGGTCAAATGATGGCTGAGTGGCGCAGCGCCTTCAAGATGAATCAAGAACAGGTTAACACACTGGCAGATCAGATCAACCATCTTGGCAACACTACAGCGGCTGCAGCACCTAAGATTTCTGATGTTGTGCGGCGCATTGGTCCGCTGGGAGATGTGGGCGGTGCTGCCGCTGGGCAAATAGCCGCCCTTGGCGCCACTATGGTGGGGGCCGGTGTAGCGGAGGATGTAGCGGCCACCGGTATTAAGAATATGATCCTTTCCCTTGTAGCCGGTGAATCGGCCACCGCAAGTCAGGCAGCTGCATTCCAGGCCCTAGGTATGGACGCTAAGAAGATGGCTGTTGCGATGCAAGAGGACGCTCAGGGAGCAATCACTTCGGTATTTAAGGCACTGCAGCAGCTATCCAAAGAAAGGCAAGCATCAGTGCTATCTGAGCTATTCGGCAAGGAAAGCATAGGTGCAATTGCGCCGCTATTAACTAACTTAGATGCACTGGAGGACAATTTCCGTAAAGTTGGGGATGCAGCACAGTATGCCGGAAGTATGCAAGCTGAATTTGATTCTAGGTCTGCTACTACAGAAAACAGCCTGCAGTTGCTTAAAAACCGGGTATCCGCTCTTGCGATAACGACTGGGAGCATACTTCTACCGCCACTTACCGACCTTGCCGGGAAGCTTTCTGGCCTTGCTGATCGCGTTACGGCATTCACCGAAAAGCACCCTAACTTAACTAAGGCCATGGTTACCGGTGCTGCAGCTGCCCTTGGGCTCGGTGTAGCAGTAACCGGACTAAGCTATGCAGTAAGTCTGGCTATAGCACCCTTTACCTCGCTGGCCGCTTCTCTTGCCGCATCAAGCGCAGCCGGTGCAGCTGGGGCGGGTGTGATTGGCACGCTTACGAGCACTTTTGCTGCCTTAGCGGGTCCGGCTGCAATAGCCGCCGCCGGTATCGGATTTGTAGCCTATAAATTGTCTCGGGATGCCATTCCGGCCACTGATCTATTCGGTGATAAGGTAAGTGAGTCTACCCAAAAAGCTGTGAGTGGTTTTCTGAGTCTTAATACCGAGGCAACAAATGCGCTCAACCAACTAAATTGGTCGGGGCAGGCCGTTACCTCTGAAATGGCCACGGCGATCGTAAATAACTTCTCAGCCATGAATAATCAGATAGTTGACGGGTTCAAGAAACAGGCTGATGAATCCCTAGCCATAATGCAGCAATTTTTTGCTGAAAGTGAAGCACTAACCGAGCAGAACGAGGCAGAGATACTGGCCAAAATACAGGCCGGCAACCAAGATAAAATTACTACTGCTCAGGAGGCAGAAAATAAAATAAGGCAAATATTAACCAGTGCTGCTAATGAGAAACGAACACTAACCGAACAAGAAAAAGCGACCATAAATAAATTGCAGCAGGAAATGGTTGAAACCGGCATCCAGGCCCTCTCTAAGGGGGAACTTGAATCAAAAGTTATTATTGAGCGCATGAAAAACCAGCATAGCCAGATTACTGCTCAGGAAGCCGCTGAAGTGGTTAAAAACAGTCTCAAAATCAGGGATGAATCAATTGCGGCTGCCAATGAGACCTATGATCAGCGCATAGCGGCAATCATACGACAGCGTGACGAGATGGGGACCATTACAGCCGATGAAGCAGAGGCGCTTATTGCCGAAGCGACTCGTGCAAGGGATGAGCAGATCGCCAAAGCCGAAGAAGCCCACCAGGGCGTTGTTAAGGCGGCCAAAGCTCAGGCCAAAGAATATGTGGATGAGATTAACTGGATGACTGGTGAAGTACTCTCGAAATGGAATTTTATGATTAATAAGATTGAGGGCCGGGTTGAAAAGTTAAGGAAATGGCTACGCAAGCATGGTGTAGATGTTGCTTCGCCAGATGAGTATAGCAGTTCAAGAGGCGGTATCACCCCCCATGCCACCGGCGGCATTCTCACGCGTCCTCATATGGGACTGGTGGCTGAAGATGGCCCTGAAGCCATAATACCGTTATCATCTAAACGGCGGCAGCGGGCAATGGTATTGTGGCAAAGAGCTGGGCAAATGCTCGGTGTGGTACCACATGCTGAGGGCGGCATTTTTGGCAGCTCTCGTACGGAGCTTGATACCGGGCCGTTATTATGGCAGCAGTTCAGACGGATGCTAAACACTAGCAAAGGAGGCGGTACCGGGAGCGGAGGTGGCATAAATGTAACCTTCGCCCCGGTGATCCACGGCGCTGGTCCGGAGATTATGCCCGCGCTTGAACAGCAGCAGAAAAGCTTTATGGAGCAACTGCAAGACGTACTACACGAGCAGCGACGAGTAGCTTATGACTAAACTTCCCTGTTTTGACTAAGGCGGTGATCAAAAAATGACATTTTCAGAAATGAGAATTAAAAATAATGCGTTGTATAACTACCTTGAATCAAAGGCCTTGGGGTATGGATTGATAGGCCCGGGCCAAAAGCTGGCCGACCAGGACAATAATAAGACGCTAATGGCATGGGCTGAAGTGGAGACCCTTCGCTATAGAGATCCATCATTGGTAGTTTGCCAGGCTAATTATCAGCGGAAGGGGGTGGATAGTTTGAAGGCATCAGAAAAAATGATTAACCAAATTGTGACTGCAGCTAATGCAAAAAGGCAGGGCGGCACTAAGGAGCCTATGCATGACGATAGCAAGTTTACAGCTGAGGAAATAAAAATTGGTGAAGCTATTGCCGCGGGCATTAACGCAAAAAGGATGAAAGGTTAAATAAAGGAGTGGGAACGGACCAGTAAAGCAAGCCGACACTGCCCCCTATGGGTAAAAAATAACGGAGGTAAACATTATGCTTTTTAAAAATAAAACTCTTGCAGAGTTGATTGCCGACTTTCAAAAACAAGTGTCTGAAAGAAATCAAAAAATTAACGTCAGGATTACCACCCTGGAAGAAGAGGCCGGCCAGATCCGGGCGGACATAGAGGCCGAAACCAAGTCACTTGTTGAACATGAAATGAATGACGATAAAGCTGCTGCTGAGAAGGCGCAAAAAGTCATTCGTAAACTTAACTTAAGACTGGTTGAAGTACAGGACCTAATCATTGCTTACCGTAAGGAGCTTAAAAGTAAAGGATCTTATGTTAGGAGCCTTGAAAAAATCCGTGCGGCTGCCGCGCAGGAACGTGCAGTCAGACAGGAAAGAATTAATCAACTGGCATCTGAACGGGACGAGATCGTGAAAAAAATTGAGGGCCTAAAGAACCAGTTAAAACAGATTGAAGCTAATATTAGTCAGGCCCATATCGATGCTGAGGTCAACACCTTGAAGCGGATTGTGAAACATATTGACCCCAGGGCGGCCGCACTCACCGGGTACCGGGAGCAAGAGAGGTATTTAGTAAGATGGATAGCTGGCAAAATGGAGGCGGCAGACGAAATAATAGCTAGAAACCAAAAGCCAGAGGTTCCGCAGGAACCGGAAGTGATCCAACTGAATCGGCCATTGTATAACCACGTCACAGCACCCCAGGAGCAACCGGAACCGAAAACTGTTAGCCGCATAACCACAACTGTCGGTGAAGGGACTCAATACGAGCGGCTTGATGAAGATGTCGCGGTGAAATAGGCTATGTAGCTTTTATTTTAAAGCAGGGGCTTGATGTGCCCCTGCTGTTCATCTTTAACTGAAAGGAGAAAGTATATATGTCCCTTGTTAAATCAAAAGAGCTTGCCAACATTCTTGGCATCACCCAGCGCCGGGTAAATCAACTGGCTAAGGAAGGTATACTGGAAAAGGATAACAAAAATAACTTTGACCTTTCTCAATCTGTCCAGGCGTATATAGCTTACGCCACCACCGAGAGCGATGAGCTGAGGCAGGAGAAAATTTTACATGAACGGGCAAAGCGCAAGAAGGCAGAAATTGAACTTAACCTAAAGGAAGGTCGTATGCACGATGCCGATGATGTGAGGAGGGTAATGACGCATATGCTGCTTACTTTTAGAAACCGCATTCTTAACATCCCGGCGAAACTAGCCCCGCAGTTGATTGGGTTGCAAAACATAGGCGAAATACAGCAGATCCTAAACAAGGAAGCAAGGGAGGCACTTACGGAGTTGTCCGATTACGACCCTGCCATGTTTACCGAAGAAAGCCAGTAACGCATTAGCTGCCCCAAGTATTCGCTTTCTGGTCTGGAATACCTAAGCCGTTTCGCTTGTTTGGACGATTATGCGCCTTTCTGATGTTGTGTGAGGTTTCCCCGTGGTCATTCACCTTTGCAGGTTTCCAATCCAGGAGTATCTGCAGGGCTTTAACCATCCGCGACATGTCAGGCTCATACACCGCGTGAAATTCAATATCTTTCGGTTGTTTGATCGCCATTCTATGGCTCTCCTTTCACTACCCCTCTTGTATCGCGCTACCCGAACCTGGATTAATACAAGAGGGGTAAATATTTTTAGATTAGCGTCTTACAATTTCCGTATTACCCCCCACTAAATATTCTTTTAACTCTTTATTTGAGTAATGTGGATGTAACTGAATGTTTTGCTTATACAATTCCATAATTCTTACCATCTTGAATGCTTTGTCTATATCACTGGCGATTAATTTCAATAGCTTAACGGCAGAATCAAAAAGCTTACGCTCCATTTTTAAGCCAGCATTTCTAATTTCCTCATAGCTTACATTATTATAATTTTTTAATATAATATCGCGGTTATCATCATTGACGATACTTTTTGCAAAGTCTTTATAGGGCATCCACACAAAAGTGTTCATAATATCATCAATACTGTAGTCTAATTGCTTTTTCATTAATAAAAATCCTCCTTTAAATTCACTAAGGAACAGGTTAAAATATAACATAGCCTGTCCACATTAGTGGCGGTATGTAATAAGGAGCGTGTCTACTTGGCGGTGGAGCGCTCCTTATTATTTTCTTCATTTTTATCCTCACGTAATTTCTTAACTAACGAAACAACTATTTGATTAATACTAACCCTATTCTTAAAAGAATATTCCCTTAAAAACTCATGGTCATCATCATCAAACCTAATTGTTACACACTTCAATGTGTCCCCCCTTTCTTGTGTATTTTGTAGCATTATAACACTATGACATTATAAAATCATGCAAATATTTCCACAAAATTACCACAATATTCGACAATGAAGAAAAAAAAGGTGTTTCAAATTAAAGTTACAGGGCGTATTTCATGCCCGGTTTATTTCTTATTTTGTTTATTATCCTGGGTGATTTTGGCGATGTGTTCAGTGGCTTTGTCGGTATCAATATTTCCCTTGCTATAATCATTATTTGATGAATTAAAGATAATTTTAAGCATATAATCCCCCTTTGGCCGGTATTATTTACTAACCATGTGACGGATATACCTACAGGGGGTGATGTGGTGAGCTTTGACAGGCTAGGGGTGTCCAGGGAGGTTGCCGATGTGTTGGAGATTATTTACCAAAAGGCAAAGGTGATTAGCCCGGCCTTGACCCGGCAATTATTCCTTGATGGGATAATAAAGGAATGGCTGGAGCCATATTTAAAGAAAAAGCCTTCCGCTTTACCTAAAAACAAAGTAGTACTGAGAAATAATTTAAAACATGCAATTACCTTATGCGGCAAAACACAGGCAGAGGTAGCTCGTGTTACAGGAGTTAATAGATCGTATTTAGGGCAAATCATAAGGGGTGACTATGACCCTTCGGTAACGCTAGCACTGGTAATATTGCAGGCGCTAAACTACCCCATGGAAAAGTTTACAGATGTGTTTTTTTTGGAACCCGCTGACCAGGATTAAATTACCTGTCAATGGGGTTTTTTTATGCTCATACTGGACAAGCGGACCGGCATAAAAACATATCAGGTGGTAGGAATACATAAACAAAGGGGGGTTAAAACCATGCTATGTGCTTTGTGCTATAGCTTGGGACAGTGCCTGGTAACGGCATCCGTGGCCACATATATGGTCCTGAAGATAACCAATGCTTGCAGTGTGGCCCGTGATATTAGAAATATGTTGTGGTGGGATCGGCAACTTCGTACCATTGAAGAACCTAAAAAAATGGAGGTTTGAACAATGCTGAAAGTGGTTACTTTCGTGCTGGGCGGCAGTGTGATTATAAGCCTGGTTAGTATGGCTATATCGCCAATACTGCACATACTTGGCAAAGGTGAGCTTGACGGAATGTTTACAGGCGTTGCCATGGTTGGTATGCTGGCCCTTTTCCTGGTGGGCGTTTATGCCGTCCTGCACGGTATATGGGACATGTGCGGCATGGGCAGCCCGATGGGTACATTTCAAGAATTTTACCAGCCTGGTGGCTTAGATAAATTTTTCGGGCGGGTGAAATAATGGCTGCGGTGTTGGAAGCGTTAAAAATAATTGACCGGCGGGCCAAGGACCGGCGCAAGTTTAAACAGGCGATGCGGCAGAAATCGGATGTCCGGGAGCTATGGTTTAATACCGGGCTTAAAGTGCGGGGAGAGAGCGGGAACCTATTATTCCCTTTGGTAGTAAAAAAACAACCCCGGCAATACGGTGAGGATTGGCTTTTGTCGCTCCCAGTAGGGCTTTCTGAGATAGACCTACGCCGGAAGGCTCACCGGATCGCGGCGGCCCTGGGCGGTGCTGTGACGTTTGAACGGGTGGCCGGCGGGAATATACTTATGCGAGTTATGATCGGCGCTATAAAAAGCAAATATCCTTTTGAGCTAGTGGAGCGGGGCGGATTAGGTATCCCGCTCCCTATTGGTTATGGCCGGGGTGGGCTGGTTACCATTGACTTGGCAACTGCACCCCATTTACTTGTAGGCGGGACCCCCGGATTTGGAAAATCCGCCTTTCTCCATCAGGCCGCTATAACGATGTTGACCCACGGGGTAGAACTCTATGTCATTGATTTGAAGCGTTTGGAGTTTGCATACCTTAAAGGCCATGCCTGGGTAGTTACCACAGAAGAAGCGGCCATAAAGCTGTTGCAGAACCTTTGCAGGGAAATGGACCGGCGGATTGATACGCTGGAAGCTGTAGGGGCAGTGAAGATACAGGATACCCCCCAGAGCGTCGAAATGCCTTATATTTGCGTAGTAGTTGACGAACTGGCAGAACTTCAAGCGGAACCATTTTTTGATGCGTTAAACAGGCTCCTGCGGCTTTGTCGAGCAGTAGGTATTAGCATTATAGCTTCCACTCAGCGGCCCTCTGTAAAAGTGCTGGACGGCGATTCCAGGGCAATGTTTGCGGCCCGGTTATGTTACCAGGTGGCCGACGAGCTAAACTCCCGCATGGTATTGGGTGAGGCCCACTCGGAGGCCGCATATCTACCGGGCGTGCCTGGCCGGGCAGTATGGCGCTTTGGGAATACAATTACGGAGGTGCAAACCATGTGGTTGCCAGTGGCCCGGGCCCGGGAGTTGTTGGCCAATATTCTCCCGTTGCCAACCTTACCCAGTGAGCCGGACCACAAACCGGAAATTATAACCATAACTTAGGACTATTTTTGCGAAGTTAACCCGATGACAGACCAGTTGACACATTCATTGACACGGGTAAGCAGTTTAGTTTGTCCAATACCAATAACGGCGCGGTTTTATGCGTCGAATACTAAATAAGCGGAGGTGGAAAAGTGGGCAACGAAGTAAACGCGCGGGCGATTGGCAAAAACCGGGATGCGGCCATTTTGGAGTTGGTAGAAAAATGCAAATTTATTAGCCGGGAACAGGTGCAGCAGCTTATTTTCCCCGGGCAAGAATACCGGCAGAAGTGCTGCCAAAGGCTGCAGAAGCTGCACCAGGCAAAGAAGATAAAGCGCCATCGGGCGGATGTGGCCGCCCCTTACGTGTACTTTCCTGCCGGTGTTACCTGGAACCAGAAGACGGAACATTACCTTACCCTGAATTGGGTATATGTGGCCCTGGTGCGGCAAATAAAGTCATGGTTTAGGCTGCACGTATTCAAGCGGGAGTATTACTGCTCCTGGGGGGATCAGGGCGGCGGTCAACGGGACGATCAACAGGTGGGTAACCGGTTACTGGCCGATGCCCTGGCCGTTCTGGATAACACCGTCAAGAAGAGGCTGCACCCGGTATTTGTGGAGATTGATCGCGGCACTAGCAATAACCGCTTCGATAAGGTGGAGCGGTATACTGCATATTATCACTCAAAAGCCTGGGTAAAGCAGTGGTGGGCGCAGCCGGATCAGGAAGGCCGGTATCGTTTCCCCCGGGTGCTGATCGTTACGGATAGGCCAATGCAGATAAGCAAGATCATTGAGCGGGAGAACAAGGCTGGGATTCGGTTTGCGACGGCTACCTTGGATGAAGTGCAGCGGAATGTATATATTTATTTGTAAAATGCTGTCGAAAAGCAGGAAAGGAAAACCACCTTTGTAAATATCTAATTAAAAAACAAAGGAGTGTAAGGTTACATGTTATTAAGAAAGAAAGGTGTAAGTGTCTTCATGGTCCTGGTGGCAGTATTACTAATAACAGTAGGTTGCGGCGGAGGGAATCAAACAGATAGCAGCACCTCAAAAGAAAAGAAATTTACAAATTCAAACTGGGCTGAGCTTAACACAGATCCGGATAAGTTCAAAAATGCGGTAGTTGATGTTACAGGTAAAGTGTTCACTGCTCCGGAAAAAGATGAAGATGGTACCTATTTTCAAATGTGGGCGGATCCAAAAAACAACGAATTTAACACAATGGTTGCTGTTAATGACCCGGGGTTAGAGGTCGTTCAAGGAGACTATGTGTGCGTTACCGGAACTGTAAAGGGTGCATATACCGGAGAAAACATGGTAGGTGGCAAAATCACAGCGCCTGTTATTATAGCAAACAAAGCTGAAAAAACTGACCCAAAGGAAATTTTAGCACCAACTAAATTGACGGTGGATGTAAATAAGAGCTCTGACCAACATGGTCTAGTTATTTTATTAAATAAAATTGAGCTTGCCGATGAAGAAACAAGGCTTTATGTAACTTTAAAAAATTATTCTCAACAAAAAGCATCATTCTATAGCTTTAATGCAAAGAGTACACAAGGAACAAACCAGTTTGAGGAGCAAAGTAATTATGAGGCTGATTACCCAGAGGTTTCATCTGAAATATTGCCGGGGGTGGAATCGTCCGGTGTGGTAGTATTACAACCGCTGGATGCTACCGCTAAATCAGCTAAATTTTTTTTAGAGGGGCGTACAGAAAATTATTCTTTAAACTTTCAGCCTTATGTTTTTGATGTGACCTGGTAGAACGATGTCAGCCTTTTCTAACGAGTTACGTAGTTAAATATTTTAGCCCGGCATATGGCCGGGCTTTTATAGTTACGGCCCGGTCTGGGTAGTTTACCGGTAAGCGTAGTAACTACCCCAACATGGTAATGTGCTCACTTCAATAATCCTCACAAAAATAACTCGGCCAGCGCCGAGTTAAAGTAATTCCAATAGTTCGTCAATGGTCAGGCCCGCTTGATTAAGAATACTTTTCAATGTCTTGGGTGGTAGTATTTCTTTTCGGTGAACAGGAACGGTAACAAGTTTACTACCTGCCCGGTGTAGTTGGTGGTGGCTACCCTCAACGTTAATTACTTTAAATCCGCATCTCTTTAAAGCGGCCAATACATCCTTCCCCGAAACACGTGGGAGCCTGGTTATAAAACATTTACCTGCACTTCCGCAATATCCACATCACTTTCGGGTATGGGCTCACCGATTAATTTTAACCCCTTGATGTGACCCCTAATAGCCTCCTGGATTCTATATAGTGCTTCCTCTCTGGTGCTACCGTGGGTAACGCAACCAGGTAAAGCCGGTACGGAAACATGATATGCCTGACCTTCGTTATCCCACTCCAGGACAACCTTAAATTTACGCATTATTTCCCTCTCCTTCTTTGTCGGGTATGTGTTCCAGTAGATCGCCAGGCTGGCAGTTGAGGGCGGCGCATATACGGTCAATTACTGAAATATCAATCCTTGTTATTGAGCCGTTGTAAATAGCATACAGTGTATTTTTATTAACGCCACTAATTTCCTGTAATTTGGGCACTTTTATATTTCCATTCTCAAATAACACTCTATCCAGTTTGAATTTAATCATGTAACCACTCCCCACCGATATAGCAATATTATATAACGAATATAGTATTAAATCAAATAATGGTTAGAAAATTTACAATGAAGTATTGACAGTAAACATTGTAATATGTACAATGAAGCCAATACAAAATAACATAATGTATGCAATGCAGTCCACGCTGAATTAAGGCAGCGCGGATTGTCTGACGAGGGATACCACAATACCTAATCATGGGAGTGCCGATAGTTAAAGCTTCTGGGTATACCCACAATTAATAAAAGGAGTTGTTTGCATGGCTA